CACATTGTTCAAACCTTTAAGGTCTGCTTTGTTGCTATCTTGTGGTTGAAACGTAACAAGGAATCTAAAGTTACGTAATGGGTCGGTCAACAATGTTGAGCGAGGGTTTAATGTTGCCATTGTTTATTTGTCTCCTTTGGTCTTAGACAAGAGTCTTCTGGCTTAGGTCAATGACGATGAACTCTGCAGGGTACTGCAACGCCACGCCAACTTGGATGTGTATTTCACCGTTTGCAATTGATTGAGCAGTGTTGTTCTCTGCATCACACTTGATAAAGTATGACTGTGCAGCAGTAGCACCACGCAAACCACCTTGGTTGCGGTATTCGCTTAAGAACACGTTGATTGTTGTACGGACCTGGGCCCACAAACGCTCATCGTTATTCTCAAAAATTGCGAATTCTGTAAGATTCTTTAAGTTTTTACTAATGTAGTTTAAAGAACGGCGCATGTTAACGTACTTATTTGCAGTTCCATCTTGCTTCAAAGTACGAGCACCCATTACAGCAATACCAGCGCCAGGAATCTGACGAATAGGGTTGATTGGTGAAGTGCTTGAGTTCATGGTGTCTAATTCAGTAGAAGTAAATGCTTTTTCTGTAGAGACAATACCTTGAATAGTTGATGCAATACCTGCAGGAGCTTTGAAAACTCCACGAGTTGCATCAGTTGTTAGATACAGACCAGCAATTGCACCTGACGGTCCAATGAGACGAAGAGCGCCTGAACCACGACCAACAGGGTCTGCGATGTAAACCCATGGGTAGTAAACAGCAGAGGCACTTGTATCAGTTAATGCTGCTACTTCTGAGATTGCGTTTGAAACAGTTGTGTTTGAAGTGGTTTCAACAATTACAAATCCATTGTTTGCTTCCGCCCAACCAGCCGCTGCGTCATAAACGTCAAGACCTCCTTCAGCAAAAGCTTCAAAAGCATTTGGAATGAAGATAACAAGTGGACGGCTTAAGCTTGAAAACTCTTCAAAAATTGAATCGCCACTTGATTGATAGTTTGTGTAGTCACCTTCAGTTACAGCAGTTCCATTTGAACCACCTGTTAATGGGTAGGTAGTTGCAACTGGAGCACCTGTAGAGCTGTCACTAATAGTGATGTATGAAGATACAAGGTTAACTACAGTTTCTGCATAATCGCTAGATGTGTCGTCATCAAAGACGACGTTTTCGTAACGCTCAAGAAGAATGTCGTCAGTAATGTCATCTACAACACCTGACTCTTTGTAAACAGTAAGTGTGTATGTACTTGGTACAGAGCCAGCAGAAGCCACAACACGAAGGTTGTTTCCATCTGTGCCTTTATTTTTTGCAGTGATAACAGCTACTGTTAGGTCTCCTGAAGTAAGGAGTTCTACAGTTGCAGCATCTGCATCTGAGTGAAGTACACGCTTGACGTAAAGTTCACGTCCACCGTTTGAGAAAAATGCGCCAACTTGGAAAGTGGCTGGGTATGATGCGTTGTATCCGCCAAAAGTCTTAGTAAATTCATACCAAGAATTGACAAGCGTTACAGCTTCTGGGCCTTGTGCAAATGGTGCCACAACTGCTCCAGCAGCATTAGCGCTCACTCCTGTGGGAATGGTCGCTGGTAATAGGCGTTCACTGAGGTAAACACCTGGACGGCTATATGCCATGGTTTCTCCTAACTAGATTGAAGGGGGTTCCTTATGGTGTCGTTATGTTGTACGAGATTGGGGTGAACTGACCACGACCAATAATTTGGCTACCGCTATCAGTTGGTCCCGTGACGGTGACTTGCAACGCTTTGTAACTCTTAGTGAATGTTTCAGGCGAAATCTCAGATGAGACTCGCACTGTTATTGCGTTTACGAATAAACGCTTTGCTTGTTCTGTAACATCTCGTTTTGAGATATCAAGAACATCTAGACGACGAACTGTGTTGTCATCTGTCTCCAATGTGGCGAACCGCAATGGAAGCTTCTTGTACAACAATTGCGCCAAAATCTCACGGTCATGACGTGGTTGGCGAGAGTATGTTGTAATTTGGTAATCAATATTTACTGGAATGGGATAGTTAATTTCCCAGTTGTGTAGGTCTGGGTCGTATGAAGTGTCTTCACCAATAGTGGTGGGGTCTTCATAGTAAGCAGGTTTTACACGTCCACGATGAGCACGAGCAAAATCTTCAGCAATATCAATCATGTCAATGGTGATGTATGGGTAAGACTGAGCACGGATTTCCTGGTCAGGTTGCCCAAACCAAACTCCCACCTTACGTGTGGTCTCTTGAGTAGAAGCTGCTTTCTGGTCGGTAACAACCATGTCCTTAAGAAGGTTACGCAAGGCTTCATCTTCTGATAACAGGAATGTCATAGCTCACCCAGAATCTTGGACATTCGTCCAACTAGGAATGTTTCTGCCTCATGGGTACGGTTAGCATATCTACGCACTGCAGCACTTGGCTGTGTGCCTGGAGTGCCGTACTCAAGGTCGTGTGCTTCAGATTTATGGGCATCATGAACGTGTGCTTCAAAGTTGCCTTCGCTGTAGTTAACTTTCATACTACGAACAACGTGGGAAGGCCATCCACTTGCGTGGGCTTCTGCTCTTAGCTGACGAGACATAACACGGGAAGTCTCATGGCTTGCTTGATGAAGGGCGCTTTTAAATGCGTGGATTTCTTTCATGACTTAACCACCATCAGGGTAGGCAAAGACAGCATGAATAAAACCCCTTATAAAGCGCAAGTAGTTGGGACTACACAGAAGTCGCACGACTTTCCGATACTGCAATGATAAAGAAAAAGCCCCACAAATGTGGGGCTAATTCTTACTTCTTTTCTTTCTTCTCTCGTTTGTCCTCAGCTTTTTCGCCCTTCTTGCCTTCCTTCTTTTCATGGGCTTTATGCTTGGCTTTAATCTTCTTGACGTTAGCTACATCCATCTTGCGGTCGTCCTCTTGAGACTTAGGCTTGCGATGCTTCTTGTCCATCTTCTCAAACTGAGCTTTTTCTTCTTTGTCTAAACCTTTGGTGGTTTTAGCATCCTGCTTCTTATCGTTGGCTTTGTTGTATTTCATTACTTAGCCTTCTTGCTTGAACGAGCAGTCTTGCAAGTATTGCACTGGCACTTGCAGCCTTTCATTGGCTTAGCCTTGGTGCACTTGCACCCACAGCTGGCGCACATTACTTCTTCTTCTTTCGTAGGGCAGCAAAGTCAGAACCTTCTAGCTTGCCGTCTTTGTCTACATCAAGTTTCTTTTGCTTAGCTGACATGCCTTTTGAAGCAGCTTTCTTTGCAGCCTTTTTCTTAGGGCCCTTGCCGTAGCCAGGTGCTCCTTTTTTAGCCATACATCCACAAGTAGCGCACATAGTTATCTCCTTAGTTTTTCGCAGCCCACATATTGTCAACAAGGTTTGGGTATGGGCGCCCAGCCTTTTCTGCTCTTGCCTTAGCCGCAGCTTTCTGTCCAGGAGACATTGGCTTGGACTTCTTATTAGGGTTTTTCTTTTTCCAAGGCGGAGTAGTTGCTTTTGGCATTACTTACCCCGTCCAGTTTTATGGGTGCTATGCCACTTCTTAGTAGCAGCAACACCTTGGCTGATTGTTTTAGCCCCAGCTTTTTTAGTTAAATTAATCTTGTCGTACTTACCTTTGTTACCAGCGTGGTCAACAATGACCTCACCTTTTTTGTTTTTTTTAATAGTATGGCCTTCGCCATCAACTTTAATTGTCTTAGCCATTCTTCTTTACCTTTGCTGGCTTGTTTACCTTAGCGTGTTTTTCTTGCAGTTTAGCAAGTTCAACTTCATGCTTCTTTTTTAGCGCTTCAACTTCAAGGCTTTGAGACTTAGGTGCTTTAGTAGCCATGTTCTTTAACCCTCCTCCATCTGGATATGCCAGTGGTGCTGGTGCAACTTTTGTTGGCGCATTCTCAAACATTACTTCTTTTTCTTTTTAGACATACCAGCTTCGCTGAGTGCAATGGCAACAGCTTGCTTCTTTGACTTTACGACGCCGCCTTTACCAGGACCAGGTTTTCCAGATTGAAGCTTTCCAGCTTTGTATTCCTTCATAACCTTTTCAACTTTGCCCTTGTTTACTTTTTTCTTTTGCATTAGGAGTCTTCCCAATCTTCATCCTCTTCATCAAGAGCATGAGCGTCGTAGTCTTCTAATTCTACATCTTCTGCATCAAATTCTTCATCAAACAAATCTTCATCTAACTCTGGTTCAAACTCATCTTGGATATTTCCCATTGCAGTCTCCTAGTTTGCGTAGTCTTGGAATTGAG